GATTTCCCCGTATGATACGGCTTACTATTTAATCGAGGGTAGTCAAACGGCGGACGAGCCGAACATTTTCCACGTTTTAAGATATTGGAAATTCGGAAATAACATTTCGGCGGGAAGTGTAAGCAACAATAACACGCCGAATTGGCTCACAAACTTTACGGGGTACAGGCTTCGTCAAGCGTCGTCGAGAAGAGGGCGTAGCGGTACGCTACAAGCCTTGTTATCAAACGTTTCAAACGTAAGTTATGCTGACACTTCCGACTTTATGGATTCGCTCTATGTGGCGAGTTTATCGCGGAATACTTTTTTCCTTAAAGACACGAAAGGTAACATTTATAAGGTCGCTATCTCTGCGCCGATAACACAGACGATCAACACGAAAACGAACGTACAGGAAGTTACGGTTTCTATTCCGTGGGAAGAAATCGGCACAATGAAAAACGTTGCTTTAATTCAAACGTCGGAAGACGCAAATTGGAACAATTCAAAGCAAAATTAAGGTGGTTTTATGGCTAATCAAAGCGAACGTTATTTAAGATATTTAGACGCGTTGTTAAACCCGTTTCAAAAACTCACGAAATTAGAGTTTTTACAGCCCGATAATTCCGTTGCGTTCTTTTTGAGTAATGCCAACGGTTATCGGCGCGGTTACAACCCCAAATATCAATCATCGGCGTTAGTACAACAAGGCACGTTAAGCGTTTCGTTTCAGAACGGAGCAAGGCGAAAGGCGAGCATTACGCTTTCTGATATCGAT